TGATCGCGCTAAAGAAGTGATAGATGTACTCAGAAAGGAAGGGCTATTGCCTGAACAGAAAGAGAATGTCCATCCTAGCTCGCTCAAGGCGTTCGTTCGCGAACAAGTTGAGTCGGGCAATCAGGTGTTTGACCAAGCAGTCAGAGAACTTTTCTCTGTCTACGAGGGCAAGCGAACGAAAATAACTAAATAACGAGGAACGAAGATATGGCAACTAAAAAACCAAAAAGTGACATAGTATCTTTATTTGAAGGTGTCGAAGAGAAAGGCTTCGGCGAAGTATCATCAGACGATCTAAGGACTCCGCGTATCACGATCATACAAGCAATGTCTCCGCAAAGGAAAAAAGACAACGCTGACTATAATCCTGATGCGGAAGAGGGAGATCTCTTTTTCACTGGTTCCAACAAAGTAATATCAGGTGAGACGGGTTTGAGTTTCTTACCAGTTTGGTACAACAAAACGTTGGTCGAGTGGAAACTTCGTGAGAAGGGCGGTGGGCTAGTTAAGGTTCACTCTGCTGATAGCGATCTGTTTAACAGATGTAGCCGTGATAGCCAAGGTAGGCTTATCACACCGGCAGGTGAAACTCAGCTTACACCAACGGCTAACCACTATGGCTACGCCATGATTGATGAAGAGCCGCAGAAATGCGTCATCAACATGACGGGGTCACAGTTGAAGCACTCTAGATACTTCAACACACTGATACAGAGTACGAAGATGCAAGGAGCACAGGGTATGTTTACCCCTCCTTCATACTCGCACTGGTATCTTTTAAAAACACAAATAGAATCTAACGATCGTGGGTCATGGTATTCATTTTCCATTTCACAGGAACGGGTCTTAGATGAACAGGAAACTGATTTGTTTACAGAAGCAAAAGAGTTTTCTGAGTTTTGTGCAGACGGTGGTATGGATCAACTCCCGGGGAGCTCCAATACTGCTGCATTAGAGGATAATTCCGAAGCTAAAACTTGGGAGTGATCTATCGGGCGGCGTGTAACCCCGCCGCCCACCTCTAACAATATGTATGACAAAAGAAATAGAAAAAGAATTTATGGATGTTTTTTCTGGGCTGGACAGAGCGCACGGAATATATGAAATCACAGGGCAGAAAAACACAGCACGCGGAGTAAAGAAAGACGGGATAGCAAAGACCCTGCATGAACCGCTTACTCTTGAGCTTTGGAAAAAACATTTAGACGGAGAAGTTTCTATCGGAGTGATTCCGATAACCGATGATGAAACATGTAGGTGGGGCTGCATAGATATAGATGAATACCCTATCGACATAAAAAAGATTTTGAAAAACATCGATGAGATGTCTCTGCCCTTGGTCGCTTGTTCTACTAAGTCGGGCGGGCTTCACTTATTCCTTTTTACAAGTGAGCCAGTCCCAGCCATCAAAATAAAAAATAAACTAGAGGACATTACAGCAGCCATGGGCAGAACTGGAGATGAGATATTTCCGAAACAATATCAATGGTCCGACCAAGTACCCAAAGAAAAGCAAACAGGTAACTGGTTAAACATGCCCTACTTTGCAGGCGACGATACAACCAGATACGGTCTGAACAAAAAAGCAGAGTCTTTATCCCCAGAGGACTTTATAAAGTATGCAAAGCGTAAAGCAATCACAGAAGACCGCGCTAAGTTTGTTGCTAAAATGCAGGAAGCAACAGGCACTTTTGACAGTTTCTTAGTAAAAACACTATCAGAAGAGATCAAAGAACTACACAGTGAACGTGCTCAACAGCAGGAACTAGTTGGTAAATTAGAAAAGTTTATTACTAGTCAACTTGCTGAAGAAATCGGTGAGTTCCAGAAAGATCGTCAAGATGTTGTTGAAACTAAGGTTCGTTTAGTGAAAGAGGCTCGTGCAAAGTTTGATGAACTTAAAACTAAGTTTGTAAAACACACAAGTACAGCAATTAACGAAGCAGTAACAGACTATCTAAAAGGTGAAATGACTCAACTTAAAGAAGATATTCAAGCAGCAAAAGAGAATACTTTCGGACGTAAAATATTCGAAACTTTTGCTACAGAGTTCTCTGCAAGTCATCTTAATGAAAATCAGAAGATTAAGGAACTAGAAGCAGCAATGCAAAAGCAGGCTGAAGAAGTTGCAGAAATCAATAAGAGTCTTGAAGAGAAGACTAAAATCGTTGAGAGCAAAGAGCAAGAAATTGCAATGATCAATGAGAATGTCCAGCGTAAGGAAACAATGGACGAACTATTGAAGCCACTCAACAAAGATAAGGCAGCGATTATGACTGACCTACTTGAAAGTGTACAAACTTCAAAGTTGAAGAACGCTTTCGACCGTTACCTACCTGCAGTGTTAGACGGAAAATCTATAATCAAAGAATCGAAGAAGACTATCACAGAAAGTCGCACTGAAGTTACAGGTAATAAAGAACCAAAAACAGTCCAGGTTGAAGAAGGTGAAGATAATATTATCCAGATCCGTCAACTTGCTGGCTTGAAATAAAGTACAACAGAGGAGACAATTTATGTCAGACGTACTATTAGAAAGCCGTTGGGACGATACTAAAGACGCACTTCTTGAAGGTCTAGAAGGTAATCGCCGCAACAGCATGGGTGTAGTTCTAGAGAACACACGCAAATACTTGAAAGAGGCAGCATCAACAGGTGCATCCGCCGCAGGTAACGTAGCAACACTAAACCGTGTTATTCTACCAGTTATCCGTCGTGTTATGCCAACTGTTATTGCTAACGAAATCGTTGGCGTGCAGCCAATGCAAGGTCCAGTTGGACAAATCCACACTCTACGTGTTCGCTATGCAGACACAGTAACTTCAACAGCAAGTTCACCGTTTGATACAGACACAGTAGCAGGTGACGAAGCACTATCACCATTTAAGATTGCAACCGCATATTCAGGTTCAACAACAACTGGTCGTGCAGAAACAACAGCAGGTAAAGAAGGTACTGGCGGCTCACAACTAAGCATCCAGATCCTAAAGCAGCCTGTTGAAGCAAAGACTCGTAAGTTACAAGCACGCTGGACATTTGAGGCAGCTCAAGACGCACAGTCAATGCATGGTATTGATGTTGAAGCAGAAGTAATGGCTGCTCTAGCACAAGAAATCACTGCTGAAATTGATCAGGAAGTTATTGCTTCACTACGTTCACTAGCAGCAACTGAAGAAACTTTCAACCAAGCAGCAGTAAGTGGTACAGCAACATATGTTGGTGACGAACATGCAGCTCTTGCAGTGCTAATCAACCGTGCAGCAAATAAGATTGCACAGCGTACACGTCGTGGTGCAGGTAACTATGCAGTTGTATCACCACAAGCACTAACAGTGCTACAGAGTGCATCAACAAGTGCATTTGCTCGTACAACAGAAGGTGCATTTGAAGCACCAACAAACACAAAGTTTGTAGGTACACTAAATGGCGCAATGCGCATTTATGTGGATTCATATGCAGCAGACGACACAGCAGTTCTAGTTGGCTACAAAGGTTCAAGTGAAACAGATGCGGCAGCATTCTATTGCCCATATGTACCGCTAATGAGCTCAGGCACAGTACTAGATCCAGACACATTTGAGCCAGTTGTATCATTCATGACACGCTACGGCTACATTGAGCTATCAAACACTGCAAGTTCACTAGGTAACGCTGGTGACTATGTAGGTGAGGTAGCGATGTCAAACATCTCATTCTCATAAGTCGACTTACTTACAGAGAAACAGGAAAGGCAGTTTATACTGCCTTTCTTTTTTACTAAATACTATGCCAGCAAAGACTGGTTTATGCGGTATACCAACCGCGTAGTGGGCTAGAACCCGCATAAGGAGAAACAAAATGGGAAGACCAATTAAAAGCGCAGAAACAGTAGGTGGCACATCAAAATTAGCAAGTGTAAACACAGCATTGCCAATCGGTGCAAGTGGACTAAGTGGTAATCAGATTATTATGAAATCACAAATTACAGGTGGTACTGTAAGAGACACAACTGAAATCAAGCAAAAAGGCAACAAGCGTTTCCGTTGCACAAATGCAGATGGCACAGAGACATTAACACTAACAGCAGTAGTTCATGGCTCACTTAGTGAAGGTCAATGCCAGATTACTGGTACAGACAGTGCAGGTGGAACATACTTTGCAAGTCAACTTACAGGTCGTCATTTCGTAGTAGGTGCTCTAGGCACAGGCTCACAGTTTGCAGTAGGTGATAAAGCACTTATTGTAGCATCAGGCCCAGTTGAAAACGTAAGTGTTTCAATACCTAACGGTTAATACTTGACAACAGAAAAGGTTACAACTATAATAAGTTGTAACTTTTTTTGTGACTGATGAATAAAGATTTTGCATTTATATTAGGTAACGGTGTAACACGGCTAGAAGTAGACTGTGTAAGTTTGCTTGATAAGGGCATAGTATATGGGTGCAATAGAATATACGAGGAGTTTGCACCAAGTGTGCTGGTAAGCACAGATGTTGGAATATCAACAGAAATACAACAATCTGGATACAGTGCAAGGAACGTTCACTACACACGCTCTGTACATAAAATTGAAGACAGCGGTGCTAATGTTCTACCTAAGGAGTTTGAAGGGTATAGTAGCGGCCCTGCTGCTCTTGCACTTGCCAGTCTAAGTCCTGCAAATTATTTGTTTTTGATAGGTATGGATCTTAAAGGTGTGAATAATATGATTAACAATATCTATGCGGGCACTGCACATTATAAGGATAAGAATACAGATGCAGTATTTTTCGGTAATTGGATAGATCAAATTACTACTATTATAGGTAAACACAGTAGTAAAAGATTTATGCATGTTAATCCGTTGGATAACTTTACTGCTGATGAGTTTCGTAAAAATTCTAACTTTGAAACAATCACTTTGTCAGTGTTCAAGAGCATGATAAATAATACATAAAATAGGATTACTAAAATGAGTCAGACAAAAAAAGTTACAGGCGATTACACTATAGATAGCACCACTGATATTAACCTAACAGCGGCTAGTCAAGTAATTGTTACAGGCAGTCCATTGCGTTTAGCCAGTTTTACCACAACTCAAAGAGACGCTCTTAGTGGAGTAGCAAATGGTGATCTGATATATAATGTCACACTTAGCAAGATACAAGCATACGCGGGCGGCGGTTGGGTCAATTTACACTAAGCGATAAATACTATACCGCGATTGGAGTTCTTAATGAGAGCAGCAGAATTTATGAGGGCACTTGCAGATGTTATAG